GCTTTTAATTTGAACTTCAGTTGCTGCGTTTTTAGCTTCCATTTGAGACTTAGAAAAAGCAAAACCTTTTTCAGGATTAATTCTCATTACGTCTTGCAAATATGTTGCTGATGTTGGGTCAAGACGACGCAAGGCATTGGTTTCTTCCATGCCGCGCTGGTACTCTTGCATCTTCATGCGATTGAGTTGATTGGTTTGCTCACCTTGATCTAATTGTTGCATCCTTGCATATTGAGCAAAAGGATCAACCGGCGCTTGAGGCTGATAGCCTTGTGCAATTAGTGCATTTAAATCTGCCATGATTAATATCCCCCACCTGGTTGCATTGGAATTACAGAACTAGGTTGATTTCGAGCCAACCAATTATTAAAATTGGTTTGGTTTTGATATGTACTAGCAGCAGTTCCAAGGCCACCAGCTAATGTATTGGCTTGTCCCAATTGACCAGCCCCAATTGCCTGACCAGCAGCCATATACGCATTGCCAGCATTAGTGGCATAGTTACCGGTATTTCCAGATTGGTTACTAGCAGCAGCTTGACCTGATGACATTAAATTTCCCAACGGCTGAAGTTGGTTTGCACGATTAGTTTGATAGCGTTGAAACGCATTGTTGTATTCTTGAGATGCAGAGTTTTGGGCGTAGTCTTGAATGCCCTTCATTGTCTGACCAGAAATAGCGCCACCACGACCGGCAGCTGTATGCCCAAGTTGTTTCAAACCTTCACTAAGTCGAAATGCGTAACCAGGATCTGCTTGGTAGTCAGCCATGCTGAAATCCCTAGCGTATTTTCCGTAATCTCCAGCGCCAGCATTTCCACCAAGTCCAAGCAACTCCATTAATCGGTTTTGACTTGTCAGACCCGCTTGTCTGTAAGGTTCTTGTAAGGCTAACTGCTTGTCTAACGCAGCAGCTTGCAAGTCAGCAGAACGATTTGCTGCATCAGCTTGCGTTGATGCTGCCGATTTAGCGCCCGATGCTCCAATTAACCCGCCTACAACAGAGGCACCAGCTACCCAAAAAGTCATAACAACACCTCAATTGGTTGATGTTTAATTTGATTACCAGGACTATAGTTATTGCAGGCTTCTTCTTCAACTAGTTCAGATTCAGCTTCTTCAACAGTTTTAGCTTCAATAGCATGAAAAGTCATACAAAGTGCGTCAGTCATTGCATAGACAGCGCGCTTTGTTCCTGGATTGCTTGAAAACAAATGAGGCCCAGTAACCTCTTGAACACCATCATCCGTTGTAATTGCTACAGTGCCAGACACAATTAAATAAAAGTGTTCTTTCTTATGCACCGCACCAACAACTAAAACACCAGCTTCACGAAACACTTCTCGGCAGTACATACCGCCATGAAAAGTATGCTTTGTAATAGGTTTATATTGCGGAAATTTTAAAAGTTTTGTTTGTAAAGCCTCAACTTTTGACCGCATATCAATTTGTAAGTCGCTCATATTATTTTACTATTTTATGCAACCGCTATACAGCGCCATTTGCTTGCTGCTACGTTCCAAACAAATCCAATGTCAGTACGAACCCCAGACGTTAATGTAGTCGGCAAGGTAACGGTTCCAGATGACTCAAAAGATGCGCCCCAAGCCGTGATGTTAGCAGTGCTTGTAATGGAAATCCACAACTTTTGCCCATTTACGGGGGTTCCAGTCAGATTGGTTGTAAACGATGTAATGGCTACAGTCTGACCTGTAATTACCATCATATCGTAGCTGTCTGTATTTAAGGTGGGCGTTGCGCTGTTTGCCGTGCTTGCAAGAACGCGAGGTTTAATCCATTTGTTAGTCAACGTCTCTGTGCCAGCATACGTTGCAATTGATGCACCAGCTAAAGTGGTTTCGCCCGTACCGCCGTTGGCAATAGGAAGTGCCGTGCCTGAATAGCTAATAGCCAAAGTACCGGAAGTAGTAATTGGGCTTCCTGTAATTGACAAAAATGATGGGACAGTTGCCGCTACAGATGTAACTGTTCCAGTTCCGCTTATTGTCGACCATGTTGGGGTTCCACTGCCTGCGCTAGTTAAAACTTGACCAGCGGTTCCTGCTGAAGTAAAAGCATACGCCGTCCCGTTGCCGTAAGCAATTGCCCCAGCCGTGGGGGTTACAGTTCCATTTGTGCCGCCGTATTCAATGGCAAGTTTTCCACCCAAGGTAACTGCACCAGTTGTTGCCGTTGATGGCGTTAAACCAGTTGCGCCTCCAGACCAACTCAAAACACCTGAATTGGCTATTGATATAGCGCCAACTCCATTAGAAATGGTAATTCCCGTACTTTGCGTTAAAGTTTTAAGGGTGTATCCATCTCCATTGCCAATCAATAATTGACCATTGGCTGGGATTGTTCCTAGTCCAGTGCCGCCATTTCCTACTTGCACAATACCAACGCCGTTGCCCGTAATGCCGTAAACATTGTTAAACCACAAAAACCATTGTGGCGAAACCATGTTTGTCTGCGGGTCCAAGAAGGGGACGCGAGGCGCAGGAATTTGTGAATACGATGCGGCCATTATGCGTTTGTCGGTGAGATTAACAATTCAGCACCCATAATGGCAATTTTTACAGGGTCAGTACCAGAAATTTCATAAACACGGTCACGAATTTTTTGAGTCATACCAAGCCTGCGCCAAATCGTGCGGTATCCGTATTGACCGATAGCCCCCATCTCGCGCCAATGCTCGTTTGACCAAGTGTGACCGCCATCATCTGACCAGCGCAGCATGGCTTCTGGTGTTGCGCCTTGACCATCATTTAAGCCAACACCAGTTTCACAATCAAGTTGCAGGCTGTGTTGGGCAGTACGTTTAAGGTTATTTTGTCCTGTGGGCAAAGCACGCCATGAACGCAACCATTTTTGAATCTGTCCGTTATCAGCGTAAACATTTAGGTCAAACGTGTAGATGTTGCCGTTTTCAAAGTCGCCAACAACAGTGTTGCCACCAAAGTTACATTGGCAATTGCTGCGGTGGCGAGTAAATTCACCATCAACAAACCCAGCACGTTCATGCCAGGCTTGAGTAGACACATCGTAAACCCATGTAGCATTGGCGTTTGGGAACGTCAACACATAGAAAGCATGGCCTTCTTGCTGGTAAGTGTAGGCAAGCGCATTAGCCAGATTGCCGTATTGGGCAATAGCGTATTCAATAGCATGGGTGGAAACCCTAAGTGCAGCGTATCCGTTGGCCTTGTAAACAATACCCTGCCCACGGGCGTCTGTACCTAGCCAAAACAGCGTATTGTCGAGCTTGGCCACCGAGTAAGGGGCTACACAGCCAATCTCATTAAAAGCGCCTTGAATGGGCGTTAATGGAAAGTTGGCAAGGCCAGCGTTGTACCAAACTTCAGTAGAGTCTGTACCAAACACCCAAAGCTGTCGATGGTCTGCATTGATTGCAACTACGCCATCAGGTGAGCCATCGGCGCTAGAAAAGAACAAAGGGTCAAATACTAACGGATAAATGTAATCACCGTTAGCTGGGTTGATGGTGTCTACCGACCACAGCCGCTGACTATTAGGTTCGTTAAAAATGAACTGAGTGTCCAAATAACCAACGGTCACAGCACCAGGAAAGTTAACGTCTGTAATTTGGTTAAATTCGTTTGTTGGTTCGTAATAAGTGTAGCTAGGGCCGTTACACGCAAAAAATAACACTGCGCCATTGTCAGCAATAGACACAGGGCCAGTACCAGATACATCGCCAATCTTGACGGGTGTAGAAGTTAATCCAGTAAGTTTGTAAACCTCAGTGCCAGACACAACGTAGAAGTCGCTACCGTTGGTTTGGTGCGACCACAATGCACGAATAGGGCCAGTGCCTACGGTTTGAAGAAAGTTAAGACCAGGCGCTCGATTTAGAAATCCAGCTTCTTTGCCGCCCTCTGGAACAATCTCAGGAAACAAGTTGACCATGCGGTTATCCGCAGCGTTAATACTGCGTGCAACATACGATGCGCCAAGAATTGGCGTTTTCATTAGTAGTTTCCTGCGTAAATGTTGAACCGTTGGCGAGTAGCAATCAGCGAATACGGCATTGACATAATATCGTCAGGATTGTTAATGCGTTTTAAATTACGCTTGCTGGTCATAGCAATGCGCTGCACTTGTGGGCTAGGTTCAACGCCAAACTCAGGTGCAAATTCCATCGCCAAGTTGTAGGTAAATGCACGTAAGTAACCTGGCGGAAAAAGAATCTGAGTCGCCAAATCAGTAATTTCACCTAATTCTTGTACGCTAATAAAGTGCCACTCCAAATCTCTTGTGGGCTTGGGATAGACCGTCATCTGAATGTTGGGGTACTCCATGTTAATCCACATCACTTGTGGATAAGTAGAAGTTACCGTTTTAACGGCAATGCCGTCGTACTGCTGCTGGTTAATAAACTTGATGCCAAAGCTGACGTTAGTGCCTGGATCGCGGTAGTAAGTTGAATCGTCTAGCAAGACGGGGCGAATGCCATTAAAACCGCCAATGCTTGCGCCAGTTGGCCCAAGGTGACGTTGAATTTCACCAGCAGGCCAAGTAAATGTTTGGTCGATTGTGTTAAAAACCGAAAGGCGCTCAGTATTCCAACTGTCAATCATCTGGTTTAAAGCAACCAGCGCATCTTGAGATGTTTCAGCCGATGGCGTTTCACCTTCAGCTAGGATGCCAAGAAGTCGGAGCGCCCGATTTATCTGGTCTGCTGCGGTGTAAATTGCCATGTTAAATTTCCTCTGTTACAGCCTTGCGCGTGTATTTGCGCTTAATGTTTAGCGCATTTATTTCTGATTCAGAAATTGGGGCTGGTTCATTGGGATTGTACCGCGACCAGCCGTTTTGTTCATCAAATTCGGCTTCAAGTTCCATTGTGGCAACTTTTCGACCGTGAATGGGGTGCATTAAATAAATGTTCATACTTAAAAAGGGGGCTTGTGGCCCCCTTATTTTTACGCGCCGTGGATGATTGCAAAATTGATAATGACAGCTTCAGAGTATGAAGTAGCCGTAGTCAAGTTTCGCAATGTAATCAAAGCAGAGCCAGCAGCCAAATAAGACACATACGTTGTATACGCCCCAGCAGCACTACCAGTGGTATTGCTTGAAACACACACAATGATTGTGTCATTGATAGAAATCAAACTGTTTGTCAAAATAAATGACACAGCAGTAGAACCAGCCAATGCTGCGGCGTTCATCGTAATGCGGCCAGCAGACTTGTTCAGAGTTACCCCTGTAGACTTGTCTGTCAACTGCGTTACAGCACCTTGTGCGGCAGCGGAATAACCAATTTCAGTTGTAGCGTAAACAGTAGTGCCAACAACTGTAGATGGCGTTGTTGCGCCAATTGGACTACCATCAACAGTACCGCCATTTACGGTAGTACCGGCGGTCAATTCAGGGTCGCTATACGCAACACCAACAGGTTTTGTATTTGCCATAATTGTTTCCTTAAAAAACGGGGCCGAAGCCCCATTTAAATTTAAGCAATCCGGTACACGGTGTAAGCAGCATCGCCTGTCTTGCGGAACAAGAACTGCGCTGCACCACCAACACCTGCGGAACTACCAGTAATAGCAATAACCAAGTTGCCGACCGTAGTAATGCCAGTGCCAGCAGCTACAGTAATCAAGCCGGTTGAAGTACCCAAGTTGATAATTTTCAATTCAAACGTGCTGTTGATTTTGGCGTTGGTAAGCACAGCGTCAATTGCAGCCGCAGTTGGAAGCGTGTAGGTTGCAGCCGTGGTAGACGGATTGCCCACCAAAACGCCACCAGTAGTTTGTGCAACGGTCAAAGTGGCCGTAGCAGTTGCAGTTTGAGGCGCTGCTTGAACGCCCATAACGATTTCATTGACGTTACCATCGGTAAACTGATAACCGCCGCCAGAATTAGGGAGAGCCATAATAATTTCCTTAAAAAAATGTTACGAAAGAAGGGGCCGAAGCCCCATTCAAATTAGCCCCAGATGCGGCAAGCCATTTGAGGACGGATGGCGCTGAAGCCATACAGAACGTCAATACGGCAAGGCATACGGTCGTTGTTAATATCGTACTGACGCACAACACGCAAGCTGATACCGTTATGAACCGCACGGGCAGCCATGTCAACACCTTGAGGCAGCAACAGGTCAGCCGTGGCAAACGTGATAGCGTCCTTGTGGTAGACCAAGTTTTGTGCGTAAGCAGTAGAAGCAGCGCCCACAAAGGTCACGGCTTTGCTGTTTTGCGGCAGGATGTTCACGGTAGCCAAAGCATGGGCCGCCGAGTACATAGGAGCCACAGTCACAGTCCAAGTGCCGGACACAGCGGTAGCCGCAGCCAAAGCAACAAACTGGAACAAAGAACCAGTGGTTTCACGGGTTTGTGGGTTGACAGCAAAGCAATCAGCAATAGTGAACACATCGCCAGCAGCAATAGTAGTGGTCACAGAGCCTTGGGCCAAAGTCAAAGTTGCCGCGCCTTCAGAGGTTACAGCAGCGCCAGTAGTCGTGGAAGCCGAAGCATCGCGTGAACCAGTGGTGTGCTGCTTGATTGACTGAGACATATTGATTTCTTCAAAGCCCAATACGCCAGTACCCATCATGCCGTTCTTGAACTGCTTGCTGATAGTGTCGGTGGGGTTGAACAAACCTTTCATGCCTTCAACCAAACCAGCGTTAGCGGCAGGGTTAACGGTAGCGTAGCGAGGCGACATAACAGCAGCGTTTTCGTTCAGTTTCTG